GTCAGATAGCAGGCGGCAATATCAGCTGGAACGCTGCGGGACTTGTGACTTTCGGTTCATCCGTATCCCTGAATTGGACAAATGCGGCCACAAACGCCTTGAATTCCGCTAAGAGTTACGCTGATACAAAGAAAACGGAAGCTATCAGTTCGGCTGCCACGGACGCAACCAATAAAGCTAACGCCGCCAAGGAACTGGCTCAGGCTATGGCTTTCGGCAGGATGCTATACCGTGATCCTGAATTCCGGAATGGCAATAACAGTATCAATGTATATAACAACAACGGCAACGGCACTGTAACAATTGCCCGTACTGGGTTATCCAGTGCGCCCAATGACAGTAAAACGGTATTGGAAATTAAAACTACCGGCAGCGCGTCACCGAGTAATGGCGGCTTTTGCTTTGCTACGACCTGTTCCAACCGCAAGGTGTTCATCACCAGAATCATCGCCAAGATACCGGTGGGAAGAAACCTTCTTTGGGCCAGTAATTCCATCGGTACTTCGGGCAGCAGCAAATGGCTGACACCCAATGCCGGTACAGGGGACTGGGCGGAGTATATATACAAGGTGACGTGCGGTACTTCAAACTTTTCTACGACGAATTTTTTCTATCTTGACGGCACGCAGGGAACCGCCGCATCTCCCGTTATCTGGCAGGTTGCCTATGCCACTGTATTTGATTTGACATCCAGCGAAAAGTACACCACGACCATTGATGCGAACGGGATATATACAGGAACGGTACGAGCCAACCAGGTACTCATTGACACCGCATTGGTAGTAGGTGGCAGTTCTAATAACGGAAGCATTTCGGTGAGGGATGCGGGAAACAACGTTATGGCAACACTTGACCGAACGGGAATTACCGCTGTGGCAGGACTGATAGGCGGATGGCATCTCAAATCCGGTTCAATTTATGCATCCTCCCCGGCAGGGGGACACCGGGTATACCTGACTTCATCGGGCTATCTGTATAATGACGACGGAAGCCAGGATTACTGGGGACTTCGCTCGGATGGTGCAGCGACATTCGGTTACGGAAAAGTATTCTTCGACAGGGATGGTGCGGGTTTTCTTGCCGGAGGGAGTATCGCTTGGGATACTAAAGGAAATATCACCGCTAATGGAGGGACTTTCAACGATGTGACGATTAATGGTACCATTCGTAACGCTTTCCAATTGAATGACTCATCTATCTGGATAGGCGGCAATTCTTCCCAGCAAATCAATTTCAATAAATGTGACCATATCGTTGCCATACAAGATAATAGCGGCTGGTCGGAGCCTGATATCGTGATACCGTGGACAATCGAACACAGTGGACGCCGAGTCTGTCTGGTGAACTATAAATGGAGCAACCAGCAGACTTATGGTTCTATGCGTATGTCGGCACCGTCAGGCAAGTACTTTTATGAGGACGGAATCGCCAAGTCTTATATCACTTTCTCCAGGGAGCTGGTGGAGTTGTTAGGATATGGTGATAAAAGCACATTCTTCGGATGGATTGTTGTAAACCGGCTGGATTTGATGACAACCAAGAAATATGGTGCGAACAGTAAAGTCATGTATTCAGGGCTTGTCACCAATGGCAGCATGACAAAATATAAGTCCTTTGACGGTGCGACAGTTACCTGCCGGCGTACAGGAGAAGGGCTTTACCTTATCAACCTGCCTGCTTCCTTTGCCAGTACAAATGACTATACAGTGATGCTTACGGGAATGACCTATAACGGAGTGAGCGTCTATGCCAGTTTGTACAGCAAGTATACTTCTTACTTTTATGTGCGAACCTCGGACGATGCTTCAGCCAATGATGGAGCCTTTACATTCCAGGTCATCAGTATGGGAGACTGGACTTAAAACTATTGGGGGCGGGTTGTCCCTATTCCTGTAAAATCATTTAAAACATCTAATTTTCAACTTATGGAGATTATTAACACAACGATTATCCGGACAGCCGAATCAACGACGGCCAACGGCAGTTACGTACTTGACTATACAGTATTGAACAGGAAGCTCGAACGGGTCCAAGCGACTATACGTAGTACGAAAGCGGAAGATAACGGCGAGCGGTATTTAGGCAATATCGTTTATGAAAACGGCTCTATCAATTCTAACTTCTTGTATTACATAGGAAAGCCGGTAGCTCCTATGATAGCGGACTTTGAGAAAATCATGGACGATATTTTAAAAATCCTGCAAGAAGAAATAAAAGAGGAAAAATAAAACATCTCCAATTTTCTTTCCCTACTCCTTGAAAACAACTTAACGTACAAATAACTTATGGAATTACTCATCAAAGACCGGCTGTACATTCCGGCATTCCTTCCCAAAGAAGGTAACTTCAAAGACTTTAATACAAAGAAAAGTATCCTGGGTAAAATCGAAATCACACAGGATGAACGCCAGGCTGTAGGGCTCAAAGAAAATGCGGATACCAAGCGCATCGAATGGGATGTGGAGAAAGACACCCCGCTGATAGTGGATTTTTCAGCCGACGAGATGCAGTACCTGAAAACATCCTGTGAGAAAATCTCCGACCAGAGTCTCCCGGATGATATGTGGCAGACGGTTGAAAAGCTGTATAACGCTATTCAAGCACCGGAAAAATAGTATTAAGAATCTTTTGTATCATACGATTTTGATAACCCCGAAAAGGATGTCCCGCAACCAAAGGGGCGTCCTTTTCTTATTTACGAACAATGGCAAGACAAGACATTAATATGAATGCCTCCCACGGGGAGGTGAATATGGCAGACAACCTGACCGACAAGCGGATTTATCCCTTTGAATATTTAGGTGACGTGCAAGGGATGGATACGGAGCGATACACTTATGGGGAAATCCGCGTACCGGGCAACTTCGAGAACCGTTACAGCGACAAGGATGGAATTCATGTGCATATCCCGTATATCCCACAGTACAAGGAACTGAAAATCCGTTTCGCTATGGAAAAGGGAAATGGTGGAGAGTCATACCTTAGAAACCGCAGCGACAACAGCATCTGGTTTACCGTGCTGGCATCCGACATGGGGACGGTTTATCTGTCAGCCTTCCGCATAATCAATGAGACGAATAACTTCAACCTGATACTGCATGACGGGAAGTTGTTGCTGTACAGTGCCAATGAAACGGATTTTATCATCAAGCCTTCACTGGAGCAGACAAAGGTCTTTCTTCTGAAAGCCGCCGCCGGGAACCTCTATCAGCATCCTACCACAGGTGTGGGGCTTATCAGGTACCTGCACGGAAACTTTGAAAATTCGAACCTGCCGGGCAAGTTGCAACAGGAGTTTGAGGCGGACGGTATGATAATAAGGAATGCTTATATGGATTCCGCCACAGGGGAACTTTTGCTGGATGCGGAAGAAAAACAAACAGACTAAAACTATGGGAAAATATAAAATAACAGCCGGACAGAATATCTACGATATCGCCATGCACCTGTACGGGAGCATTGAAGGCATTGTGGATTTACTGATAAACAATCCGGGACTCTCTTTGGATGACAACCTGAAAAGCGGTGACGAACTGGAGCATACCGATGGCTTTACCATCAACCCGGATATTGTCGCTTATAACCAGTTATATAATCTTCTTCCGGCAAACGGGGAAAGAAACGTTTATCCCAAAGAACCTTCCGGTCAGCGCTTCATGGAGCTTTATCAGGATAACAAACAGACAGCCGCCTCACTGTTGCTGGGTGGCAGCGGAACACTGGAAATAGACTGGGGAGACAACACGGACATAGAGCTGTTGGCGCTGACGGATGAAGCAAGGGAACTACAGCATTACTTCAATGACAGGATTGCATCCGCCCGCAGAATAAGCCTGTATGGTGATGTCAGGTTCAGGATGCTGGATATAAGCCGATCACACGCATCACAGGTTTACCTGCTTCGTCCCCTTGACATTGAGAAGTTCACCTGTGAGAAGATGGGGCTGGATATTTCCTTCCTGTCATTGTCGGAAAATACGTATGAACTTTCCCTGCCGGGATTGCAGACGGACAGCCTGCAATCGCTTTTGTCACTCAAAAAGTTAATGCGGCTTGACCTTCGCGGAGCTAAAATGAAGCCTTCCGTTCTGGATACATACCTGAAAGCTTTGGTAACACAGCATTACGACAGGCGTAACCTGACCGCTTACTTTTCCACAATCCCGGCAGGTATTTACCGGAAACCGGAGAAAGACAGTGAAGGCAACTACAGGATTTCTTCCGGTATGGAAGCAATCTGGATGCTTACCCATGAACCTGCCTGGAACGAAGGCGGCGCATGGACATTTATTATCAACCAAACAATCTATACCTATGAGCCGGACGATACGGGAAATCTATAACGAAGCCACCACCGCGAGAAACAAACGGCTGGAACTAAGCGAGTTCTCCAGTGATTCCAAAATGAGCATCATGAACGGCCTGACCTGGACGGTGGCAGCCGTCATCCATAGTTTTGAGACTTTGCTGGATGTGTTTGCCGTGGATATTTCAACAGCGATCAACCAACGTGTAAACGGGACACCCACTTTCTACGCCAACGCACTGCTCCAGTACCAGAAAGGGGATGAATTATCAATCAGAGAGGACGGGCTGGCGTTTGGCTATGCCAACGTGGATGAAACCAAACGTATCATCACGCAGGTATCCTATATCGAGAGCACGGACGATACCAACCTTGACAGCAAACTAATACTGAAAGTGGCTACAGGAGAAAAGGGACATCTGGAACCATTGCCCTCTTCGGAGATGGTGCCGGTCAATTCCTATATCGGAAAGATGAAGTTCGCCGGAACACGTATTGAGGTAATCAGCCGTGAAGGGGACGTGCTTATTCCCCGTATCACAGTGTATTATGACGGAGCCATACCGGAAAGCGAAATCTACGATAAAATTGAAGAGAAGCTGAACGGGTATATCATGGGAATGCCTTTCGACTCGTCCGTCTATGTTTCCTCCGTCATAGAGGCGGTCCGCAGTACCGAACACGTGACGGACGTATATATCGACGACAAAGCGACGCCGGAGCAGGGAATCTTTATAGCTTCTTACGATACGGACGGGAACCTGCTTGCACCTGTGAAGGTACACCGTCTTACCAAAACATCGTCCGGCTTTATGAAACAGTCTTCCGCTACGGGCAAGGAACAGGAACTGCCAACATTCCGTCAGGCAATCAAGCTAATCGTTGAAGGATGAAAGAGAACCGATACACATTACCTACGGACAAACTGGTGAACAGGCTCGTACCCTATTATTTATCAGGAAGAAACTATATCCTCTTTCTGCAAAGTTTAGTCCGGCCATTACACCCGCTGAGTGAGAAATTCCGTGCCTTCGCACTGGAGAAACATATCGAGGCGCGCATGACCTCACAGATGATGTATTTCGAGTGGTACCTGAACCATAAGTTTGTCCGGTATCTGAAAAACAGCGGGGAGAGGATTGTGATTACCGAAAGCGATCCGCTGGGTGTAGACATTTACCATGAGGACTCCACATACGGCAAACCCTTTACCCTCTGGCTCAACCTGGAAGAAGTACCGCCTGCCCTCAAACCGGAAGAGAAGCCGCGCGAGTTTCATTATCTTGCGGAAGAAAAGGCGATCAACAAAGTCAGCTTTATGATACTTGTCCCCCAAATCAATATACCGGAAAAAGAGTTCGTATATATGCTCTCCTTCGTTATCAACACCTATAAAGTGGCTGGTAAAACCTATCTCATAAAAATAGACCAAACTTTAAAAACCTAAACCAACCTTAATTCGATATTATGAAAGAATACGTTGCAGACACAGGCGGAAGATATACCTACGTGGATGACATACTGAACCTGCAAGAACTCGCCTTGTCCATGACTGCCATCTTCAGCGAATGCGATGACTTTATCATTTCCGGCTGTGAAGTTACAGGCAATGCCATTTCTTCGGGCTACGTATGGATAAACGGCAAAGTCCGTTACTTCGAGGGCTGTACGGCTGCCACTTTCCCTTACTATATCTATGAGAAGAACGGCACGGATACGGTAGTCTATGCGGGAGACGTGAACAAGAAAGGACGCAATAATTACCTGTGCGCAGGCAGTAGCATCCTTCCTTCCGCAAAAGACGCCCTGACCGACAAAGTACCCTACCTTATTGAGATTACAAAAGCCTACGCCCCACATTTCCTGGACAAGTTCTTCGGGCATTATGCCGTCCTGCTGGATACTCCCTTTAGCAAACAAACCATCAAAAAAGACTTGGTTGTCACCGGGAAGCTGACCACGGAAACAGGACTGGAATCCAAGACTGCCATATCGGTAGTCTCTCCATCGGGATATTCCCTCAAACAGTTAGTAAAACAAGACGGAACAGCCTCGTTCGGTTCTTACCTGAACGGCTTGCTTGTCAGTGAGATTTGTATCTCGACCGACGGTTCCATTTCATTTCTAAAGGGCAAAGCTGAATTGGCAAGAATAGATGAAAACGGTATTACTTACACCCATGCTTCCTGTAGCAGTTTACGCATCGGCTATCTTCAGATCGAAAAGAATTCCATTGTCAATGTTGCAGAAACCACGGACGAGGGTTCGGTGGATATTAATGCCGCCGTACCTGAAACCGGGGCGAATCTGTTCCGTGATTTCCGGGTCTTTGACGGCAAGCAGGCAGGTGTGCCCTTGCTCCATGTCAAAGGGAAAAACAAGGAAGTACGTATCAACGGAGATTTTTCCGTAACGGGCAAATCCATTGCAATTATTTCGGATGCTTCAGGGACAAAAGCACTTTATTACATGGACGCGGAAGGCACGGAAGTAGCATCCGCAGGCTTTGTGTCCACCGGGGATATTGATTTCTCCCTTATCAATAAAATTGGAGACATCCGGCTCTCCCCAAAAGAGTCCGTGAACATTACCGGAGACTTGAAGGTAAACGAGATCAGCCTGAAAGACATCTATGTCAGTAAAAAGAGCTTCACGGAATCGCTGGCAAAGAAAGTGAATGTAGTGGATGGGAAACAACTCTCCACAGAAGACTTTACCGCGAAACATAAGCAGAAGCTGGACGCCATCTCCACAGGTGAAGTGCAAACCGGAGGCGAAGGCTACATCACTGCCACCCAGGTCAAAGACGCATTGGCTAAGAAACTAACTGTTTCTTCCAACCTCGCCGACGTTCCGGATAAAAAGATAGCACGCGCCTCGCTGGATATATATTCCAGAGAGGAAACAGGAAACCTGTTCCTCAAAATCTCCGGTAACCTGCAAGAACTCGTCACCCTGACATCGGATGAGATAAACGGGCTTACCACCGAACAGGCTGCCGCCCTCAAAGCAGAAAAGCAAGCGGCGGTCCGTGACAATCTGGATGCGGAAAAGAAAGGGACCGGAGCACTGAAACTTACGAAAACGAGCAACCTTTCCGACCTGCCCGACAAGATATCCGCCCGGAAGAACATCAGTGTCTATTCCACTACGGAAGTGGACAAACTGCTTGCCGGAAAGCTGGGGACCGACAGTGCCTATACGGGCGTGGTATTCACCCCGGATATGAAGCAAAAGCTGGAGGGAATAAAGACAGGCAGCTTCGCCTATGTAGACAATGACGATGTTTCGCACGCGGAAGTGGAGGGCTATGTGCTTCTTTCTCATGTAAGGAAGGAACTGGCAAAGAAAGCCGGGCGATTGCTTGACGGATATACCGATGAGGAAAAGGCAAGCATTGCCACTAATATCAATGTCTACTCCAAAATCGAAACCGATACGAAATATGCAGGAGTCGCCCTGCTGTTCCAGGATTATATCAATTACCTTGTGGCCCAGGGAAAGAAAGTAGCTGACGCGCAAAAGATTCTCCGCGACAAACTGGACGTACTCTCCAAAGCGGATGTAAGCGGTACTTATCTGAGAAAAGACGGCAAACTCTCCGACCTTTCCCTGCCCAATACGGATACGAAAAAGCAGGTATGCCGTACGCTGGGAGCAGCCTACGCACAGGACTACCAGACAAAGATTGCAGACACCGGATGGTTACGGATGGCAAACTCCGGCAACGGAACGGATACCAGCAGGCTTTTCGTTCGGCAAATAGGCAATATCGTGTCCATACAGGGAGTTATTAACACAGCACGTCGGGATGGCGATCATTGGGGAGGAACGGTTGCCGTGCTTCCGAACGGAATTTCTGCTCCCCGATATGGAGTAAGGACAACGCTCTGCGACTGGAACGATGACGCGAAGTACAACAGGGGTACTTCCTTTGTACTGAGAGGCGGAAGCAGGAACATTATAATCTACGAGAGCGGATGGTACAATGTGGACACCGACATGAACTTTACTTATATGGTATAACTTAATCCCTTACTTATGAAGAAAATAAATATTCAACAAGATTTGGACAGCCGCCGGGAGATCTCGCGGATGGCATATCATCCCAAAACCGTGAGAGAAACCAAAGTGGAACCTTTAACCCAGCAGACACATGACAAGAGCGAAGAGGAAATACGGCAGCCGGCAGACAAGATTCGTCCCGACGAGGGAAAAAAGAGCGTTCGCCGACGGACGACCAAGGAAAACATTTAAGAAATTCCCTTTCGATGAGACACCTTTGGGATTCCTGCTCAAATATGAGATGCCCGTCGTTTATAATATCCTGCAAAACAAGTGCAAAGATACCAGACGTTTCCACCCTTCACCCGAAGTGGTGGAACTGGTGTGCAGGGCATCCAAAGACCCTACCTATAAAAAGCCCAAGTTCCGGCGGTGTATGAATGAATACATCGCCAATGGGCTCTGCTGTAAAAGGGGCAAGGTTCTCACCGAAGGACGGAAGGCATATTATGAGTCGATACGCAGGAAAAAGATGGAGGCGTTCATTAATGGAAACAGGAAGAAAATAAAGATTTTTAAGCAGCAGGCATTTAATAACGTGTTTAAAGCCGGTTTATAAAAAGATGAGCACCAACAGGTTATTTCCCTTATTTTGAAAAATATTTCAACAGGCTTGGAACGCATGGAAGAACCTGTTATCTTTATAGAAAATTAATTGATCGCCGGGTAATTCCGGGCGGAAGAAATCCTTCCCTTCCCCCGTTACCCATCCTATTGTAAATTGAGATGCGGCATGTATATTAACCGAAACAGCCATGCATCATTTCCCGATCTTTCGGTCTTTTCTAAAACATGCTTTTATGCAAGAAGAGAAAAACAATGGCACGGCCACATCTGTGCCCGCCAGCGATCTGACGAACCTCTTTATGGACTCACAGGAGAGTTATCAGGAAGCGCAGATACGAACTGCGGAAGAAAACAAAGGATTTTCCAAAACTGATTTTTTCAAAATGGACAAGCTCGGTACCTACAGGCTGCGCATACTCCCGGCTATCCCGTCAGCGGACGGAAGTATTGCCCGTAAGAGTTATGAGTATCCGGTACACCAGATGCTGCTTGAAATTGAAAAGCCGTCTTCAGGAGGCAAGCCCCAGTACATTTATGTCAATGCGGTACGTGCTACCGACGCAGAATTCACGCTCGACATTATCGACACCTACCGCAAAGCGGCAGTAGCGGCGGCAAAGGATTCGGGTGACGAGAAACTTGCCGAGAAAATCGCAGGTGGCAACTATGGCGGAGGACTGAAATTCTCCTATGCCCACTGCGCATATATTTTTGATTTGAACGAACGTGCCAAAGGCGTGCAGTTGCTTACCCTGAGTCATTCACAGTACAAAGAACTGGATGACCGCAAGTTCAAGCTCTGGCAGAAGAAGCTGGCTAAGAATCCGAATTATCCGTGTCCTGTCTCATCGGTGAGGGACGCGTACCCGGTGGAGATTGAAAAGAAGAAGAATGGCCAGAAGACCGAGTATGCTATCTCTATCGACAATGAATCCGACCCGGACGAGCTTACCATTGAGGAACTTACCACACTGATGAACACACCGCGTTTGCCGGAGGTGGTTCTACGTTATACCCGTTACCAGCTGGGTGCTACTATCGAATACTTGAAACAATGCGACACCAAATACGGATTGCAGGTAATGGAAACGGATGAAATGAAGGAAGCCATCGCCACGCTGGAAGCGGAACTTCCCAAGACGGATACAAGCTCGTTCTCCTTCGACAAACGCAGTAAGGACGCGAAGGAGAATGCGGAAAGCGATGCATTGTCCCTTGATATGTTGCTTGACCGCTTCGATCGTCTTCAGGAACAGTCACTGGGCGACAAAACGGAAGAGGGACAGGAACTGCGCGCGATGATACGAACCTTCATCGAGCAGGAAAAGCTCGGTATCCGTGTCACCCGTACCACGACCAATGAAGTGTTGCTGGACATGATTGAAAATCAGATGCAGAAGCAGGGGGAAGAACCCGAGCCGCAGACAAGTGCCGGAACAGACGAAACACCGGCTGAAGAACCCGCCGCTACCCAGGAGGGTGTGTCTGAAGAACCCGCGCCCAGACGCAGAAGATAAGCGATAATTTTTCATAAAGTACCCATCTGTAAGGGAGAGGCAAATGCCTTTCCCTTCCTAACTTATACACTTATGAATCCAAAAGAACCCTGTATGTTATTGCTCAATGACATACATATATCCAAAGATAACATTCCTGATTTTTGTCTGAACTGGAACGAGGCGCTCTCGCATTGCAAACGTTTGAACATTGGCACGGTGGTACTGGGCGGAGATTTATTCTTTTCCCGGTCGTCACAGACACTGGACGTATTGCTGGCTGTACATGATGCCCTGCTGACTGCCCGGAATATGAACATAGACGTCATCCTTGCCAACGGTAACCATGATTTAGTGAACCAGGAAGCCGTTCGCGGCTATTGTCACATCTACGACCAACACGACAATGTTCTGGTCATTGACGAGTACCACACCCTTTCGAATCCCCAGTGGAGTTTCATGCTCCATGTCATCCCTTACTTTCCGGAAGATGGAAGCTTCACCGGGAAGCTGAATGAAGTAATAGAAAATAAATTGAGTGCTGACAAGCAGAATTATCTCTATATCCATGAAGGCATAAACAATGCGCTTTCCCGTCCAGCCGAAAATGAACTGCCGGTACATGTTTTCGGCGATTTCGACAGAGTTTTTGTAGGACATTACCACAACCGTTGCACAGTAGCTCCCAATATTGAATACATCGGCTCGTCCCGCCAGCATAATTTCGGAGAGGATGAAGAAAAAGGATACACCGTCCTTTATGAGGATGGCACGGCTGAATTTATAAAGAATCGTGCCAACCGACGCTTTATGGTGCTTGATGTCCCGGATGACAAAGTGGACATCCACCTGACTGACCGGCTTGAAGAGTTAAAAGAAGACGGCAGGTATAAAGTGAAAGTACGTATTCATTCCTCCCTTACCGGTGCTTCTGCCATTGACAGGAACAGGCTGCTGGAAGCCGGTGCGGGTAAGGTGGAAATTGTTACCGAAGAGGTGCAAGCCGTTCAAATTGCCGGTACCGGACTGCTGGAGAAGTTTGATGGCGGACTGATACGCGATAACTACCGCCGGTTCTGCACGGAGAAAGGAATCAATGAAGAATTGGGATTGTCCTACCTTAAATCCGATACATCATGTGGAAACTAAGTGAGATAAACGCAGAAAATATCTGTTCGTTCAACAACCTGCATTATGTACTGAATCAGGGCGTTACTACACTGGTGTTCGGAAATAACATGGACAATGACAGCCAGGGCTCCAACGGTTCGGGAAAGTCTGCGTTGATAGAATGTATTGCCACCGGTATTACAGGCAGCCCGTTGCGCAAGGTGAAAAATGAAGAAATCATCAACGATTCTGCCGACGAGTGTGTCATCCGGCTGGAATTCTTCAATGACACGTCGGATGAGGTCTTTACCATCCTGCGACGCATATTGCGTAAAGGCGGTTCCATGGTGGAGTGCCTGATTAAGCGGGAAGGCAAACTTATATCCACTGATGAAGCGGTACGTCCCAGTGTGGATGCCTATAACAAGTATATCCTTGAAAAATTAGGCATTACCAAAGACGAACTCTATAACAACTTCCTTCTTTCCAGACACAAGTATCAGGACTTTCTTTCTTCTTCCGACAAGGAAAAAAAGGAGATTATCAACCGTTTTTCCAATGCCAACCTCGTGGATATAGCTGTGGATAAGGTACTGGAGGACAAGAAGCCGGTGGATGAAGCGTTGCACAAAGCGGAACTGAAAGTTGCCGGGCTGGACGGACGCATTGAAATGCTTGCCGAACAGATTCAAAAAGAAGAGGACTCCACCCGGGAGAAAGCCCGTACGAAAGGCCAAAGGCTGGCGGATATGGAAAAAAGTATCGGCGAGAAACGTGCCTTGATTCGGGATTGCAAGGAAGAGATAGAAATTTTGAGAGCTTCCTTTACGGAGATTGAGAAGGCGGATAAGCAGATGCAGGTATTGGAAGACAGCGAATCCTCTGTCGGGGAGTGCCTGGAAATCATCACCGGTCTGCTTGCCCCCTTGCAATGCGGTTCACTTTCCGACTGGAACGGAATAGTAACGGAGAAGAAAGACAAGATCGTAAAATTAAGCGGAGAGCTTTCTCTTTGGGATACGGCTTTGGAAGAAACGAAAAAGAAACTGCAAGAGGCAACAAAAAAGCGGGACACTTTTCTGGAAAAACACCGTGTTTTCTCTGAAAATATGAAAGTAAAAGTGAGCGGGTATGATGAGGAATTAAAGCGTCTGGATATGCAGATAACAGGACTCACCGGCCAAATCACTGAACTGGGGAAGCAAAAGGCTACTCTTACAGCCGCCATCGAAAACCTGAATAATAAGTTGGCGGGTACGATCACTTGCCCGGTTTGCCGGCACCAATTCCTATTGAGCGATGAAAATTTCGATGTGGAAGCTGCCCGTAGACAGGTGAAAGAGAATGAAACGGAAAAAGGCAAGTTGGAAAACCTGTTGGCAGAATGCCGCAAGCAATCGGAAAGCATTGAAGAATCAGAGAAGGAAATCCATGCAGGCAAACGTGACCTTACCGGGCAAAACGTCACTTGGGAGGAAAAGATTCAGGAAGCGGAAAAGTCAAGACGGACGGTCATAGGATTACAGGAAGAAGCCTGCCAAAGCAAGGAACGGGTGATCTGCTCGATAAATTCCATACAGACTGAACTGGACGGTATCCGCCGGAAGCTTTTTGACGAGGCGTTTTCACTTCTGGACGATGCCTATAAAAGTATCAGGCGGAATATCGGCAGCTGTGGGGAGGATATCAAAGCAGCGGAGAGCGCCATTGGAATACTTGAAAATACAATGAAAGAATTGAAGGAATCATCGGGCAGCGATATTCTTGCCTCTCTGGAAGCCTCTCTCAAAGAGTACCGGAAGCAGTCATCGGAAGCTGTCATCGAGAAAGATAAACTGGAAAAACAGGCGAATGAATTGATGCGGCAGGCGGATGTGTTCTTGCAGTTCAAATCGTTCCTTGCCAATACCAAAATTGCGGCACTGGCAAAGGTTACGAACGAATTCTTAGAGAGTATCGGCAGCGACATCCGTCTGCACTTGTCAGGCTTTACCTCCTTAAAATCCGGAAAAGTACGTGAGAAAATATCAGTCAGCCTCTTGCGCTCCGGTATGGATTGCGGCTCCTTCGACAAGTTCTCCGAAGGGGAAAAGTGCCGGGTGAACCTTGCAACTATCCTCGCCATGCAGAAACTGGTGAACGGAAACTGTGAGGAAGACAAAGGACTGAACCTGATTGTGCTGGATGAAATACTCTCACCGGTGGACGAAGACGGGCTGGCAAGTATGTTCGGTGTTCTGAACCAGTCAGGCATAACCACGCTGGTTATCTCCCACGGGAACATCAGTGAAAGCTATCCCTATAAACTTATTATCCATAAAAAGAACGGGCAATCCTATATCAACAACCTTAATTAACCAACTATGAAAAAAGAAACCGAAGAACTCAAACGGGAGCATATACTGGCTCTCGACATTGCCACCCATTGCGGGTATTACAGCGTGCATGAATCCGGCACGTGGAACTTCACCGAAGGGAAGCGGCGGAACGACAACAAGCAACATCTCGCCTTTAAGGAGACTCTGACGGACTTTGTCCTGAAACATGGCATCCGCCGGATTGTGGCGGAGGATGTATCTGTAAACAAGCACTTCTTCGACATGCGGAAACTGTCGGAATTCCGGGGCGTACTGCTTTGCGTCTGTGACGAGCTGAACCTTCCGGAACCGGAATTTATCAATCCGAAGGTGCTCAAGAAGTTCGCTACGGGTAACGGGAATGCCGGAAAGCAGGAAATGATGCAGGCTTATACGCAGCGTTTCAACCGCACGCCTGTGGATGACAACGAGGCGGATGCCTTCTGGCTCTACCAGTATTTTATTAGCAAATATCGTATCAACTAAACCGGAAGCCCATGCAGAACCTCTTTTTTTTCAATGAATTGACAGCTACAGATGATATTCTGAAACTTAGAAGCTGTCACTATGAGAAAGGCAGATAGTTCCTCTTATCTGACTGATGAAGAGTCGATACGTACCCGTACCGCACTATTCCATAAGTATGTCTATCCGTACAGGAACCTGATTTATCACATCTGTATCAAGCAAACCCGTGATAATGACAATATAGCTGACAACTACAACGAAGTCCTGATAAACTTCTTCAGGTATGTCCATTCCTACGACCCTACACGTGAAGTCAAGACATGGATTTATGCGATAACCGTCAGGATGCTGGCTGACCTTGAAAGGAAGAACAACCGGTTCACCCGTGAAGGGGATGTGGGGGCAATGAAAATGGAACAGCTTCCCGATGAGCCCTGTAGCGAGGATGTAACACTTGAAAACTACCGGGACATGTTCGGTGATGAGGTGCTGGAAGCCCTGGAAAGAATCGGACGCAAGTATCGTGAAGCCCTCTTGCTGCAAGTGGCAGGCTACAAGTTGGAAGAAATCATGGAGATACTCTACCAGCGTGGTTGCCTTAAAACCAAGAACCTCGAAACGACCAAAAGCCGGATTTTTTTGGCAAAGAAGAAACTTAAAGAAATGCTTACCAGAGATGGAAAACGAAAAGAAGACGAATGAGATGATAAAGGTATTCACCTTCCTGATGAAACGGGTATATCCCGGATTTACTTTTCCCGGAGGTGAAATCGTCCGGCGTACTGTCACATCCTGTGTCCGTTCGCTGGAAAGCAATGGGCAACCGGACGTGGAACGCATGGCGGACTTCTGTGTCTGCCAAGTGTACGCCCTGTCGAATTTCGGAGAGGATTACCAAAACCGATGGAACGTATCCCATTCTTTCGGTAAGAGGGCACTCAGACGATATGGAGAAACGAAACGGGAAATACGCTATTACGAGGACAGGTGGTTACGTAAGAACGAGTTAAACCGGGAACTGCTGTGTGAGCTTATACGTGACAGGAGCTCTCATCCGCAGGCTAAATTCATCTACCCCCAGTACGAGGACGGAACGAAGAAAAGATTATTGGGGACAATGCTGGGTTACTATATCTGCGGTGCTTCCACACTTCTCTGGACGCCTTTTTCTCCCGTTTGTGCAAGTTGCCCGAAAGCCGCTGCCTGTGAACACAGAACCCGGTTGATCTACCCGGAACTGTACCGTATCCGTGTGGAGGAATTTAAAACTTCCGTAAAATGATGAAGGACGGAATGAACCCGATGTCGGTGGAGTTCCTATATGAGCTCTTTGCCACTGCCCTCAATTCAGAAACGATCTGCGGGGTGGTGGCAAGGCACGTGAAGAAAGAATACCTGCCGGACAGGGCATTTCAGAAAATACTCCTTGCCATTTCCACCCATTACAGGAACTATAAGGAACCGCCGTCGTATGCGGTACTCAGCCAACTGTTCAATGGCGACTACGATACGATGGAACTGGTGAACACCTTTCAGGAAAGTGAGGGTGATAATAACCCGGAAGTATTACTGGACATGCTGGAAGCCTATATCAAAGGGGTGCGTTTGCAAATGACCTATTCGGAAGTGGGCAAACTATACAACCAGAGCAGGCAACCCGAGGCGGAAGAAAAGTTGAAGGAGTATGCCCAGTGGTTGTCCGGGTTTACGCTGAAATCATCCGCGTTTGTGAATGTGGCGGAAACTTTTACCCAACGGTTCTACCAGAACCGGCAGAAGGATATGGACAATCTGAACTCTCCGCTGGCTCCTGTAACCCGGTTCTACATTCCTGACTTGGATGTGATGAACAACGGCAGGAACCTGCGGGGGCAATTGAGCTGTTTCCTTGCCAGCACGGGTGTGGGTAAGTCGCATCTTGCCAAGCATATCGGTATCCGTGCCAATATTGACGATGGCTTGCATGTGCTTCACTTTCAGTTGGAAGGTAGCGAGGAAGAGGCGCTGGATGCTTATTCGGGTGGACTTATCAGCAAGAACGCCTTCTATTTTGAGCGTGGGAAGATATCAGATACGGAGATGAAATACTTTGAGCAGCAGGTAGCGGCATATAAAGGCAGCATTACCGTCCGTTCCTTTCCACGCTTCAATAGTAGAATCTCCACACTGGATATCAAGAACGGGATTGCAGAGTACCGGAAGCTCAACAACCGGTCACCGGACATTATTATCATAGACTCGATGGATTTGCTGACCGATGCAAGCCGCAGAAACTGGGGAGAAGATCATGAGCGCAGCAAACGTATCGCTGTTGCGAATGATCTCAAGGACCTGGCGGCAGACGAGAAAATCTGGATGGTGGTAACGTATCAGGCTACGATTGAGAACCGGGACTGGTTGAACGATGAGAGCAACGTCCTTACCGAATATAACTGTTCCGAAAGCAAGGGGCTTGCACGCCCTTGCACGCACCTGATAACCATGAACCAGTCGTCGGCGGAAAGAAAGGAGAATGTGATGCGATTGCATGTTGCCAAAGCCCGGTTCTTCAAGAAAGGCGAAACGGTGAAGATATCAACGGATTACGACAATGAAGTATTCTATGACGCACTACGGAGTATGAACTTGAAAAGGTAAAAAAATAAGATGGCACTGTCCCAAAGCGATACAGAATTTCTCATCCGGGAACTGACAAAGGAACTGGACGCAAAGCCGGATGGTGCGGGAAAGAACCTGATAGCCCGGTGTCCCCGCTGCGGGAAAGAAGGCAAATACGGGATTTACATCGGTAAGCAGACGGTAAGGAAAAAGCCGTTTATGTCGCATTGCTTCAGTTGTGGACGTTCGACGTATTCCCTCGAAGGACTGCTGGACTTTATAGGCAGGCAGGATTTGATGGTGGCCCCAACGACGGACATTGACGCAAAGCTATCTACCAGCCTGCTTTTTCCACTGGAAGAAGGAGAAGAAATAGATGATGCACTGGGTATCGTGGAATTGCCGGATTTTTACCGGAGATGCTTTACCCATCCTTATCTGAAGACTCGTGGGTTTACTTATGACGACTATGAATATTTTCAGGTGGGTACGACAAAGGGGCTGAATTTCAAGTATGATGCCTATGTCATCTTTCCCATTATCGACCGGGAAGATATCGTAGGATATGTGTCCCGCCATACGTGGAGCAAAGATGAGATAGACAGGCATAACAGCCGTGTTAGACGCAAGGGCGGATACCGGATACTGCGCTTCAGGAACTCGACGGAAAACGACTTCGTAAAGCTGCTCTACAACTATGATGCGGTAAAGGAAGGAGTTACGGATACGGTAATTATCACGGAAGGAATATTCGACGTGGTAGCATTAACCAGAAAAAAGGAATTATATGACAATGAATCTATGGCTGCGGTCGCCACCTTCGGGAAGAAAATATCCCGCACGCAGATTTACAAGCTGCAAGCCAAGGGTGTGAGAACCGTCATAGTGGGTTACGATGGAGACGCTGTGGAAGCCATAAAGAAAACAGCCGATGAATTGAATGCTTACTTCCGGGTATTGATTGCGGATATACCGGATGCGAAGAAAGATTGGGAGGATTTGAGCTGTGAAGAGATAGACGATATTTTCTCACACAGACTCAGAACTCCGGCGGAGTATCGACTTTTAAAGGTCCAAGAATGAAAGAACTAATCAACTGGCTGCAAGCCAACAAGATTTCATTTAAACAGTTTGATAATGAAGTGGTGGAAATCGAAGGGTTCGGGAAGGTATATGTAGCCGACCTGACAGAAATAAAATCCATTTTCCGGGGAACGGAAATTCTCCAGTTTAACCTGATGGAGAACCCTGATGTATTAATTGCAGAAGGGATATGTTTCGTGGCGTTCCCGTTTGGGGACAACTGGTATTATTATAACCTGAAAGAAGAGTTCAGGTTCAACATCCTCAAATATGCGGGAGTAAGACAGCCTTGTAAGATGCAGGTGCCCTTTGTTAATCTGGGCGTACACACACCATTTGAACTGCTCAACGGAAGCGGAAATATAACTGACTGGGTACGAAAAGCCAAGTACCTGGGACATACGGCACTGGGTATATGTGACAGGAATGCAATGGCGGCCACTCTTAACCTGCAAAAGGAATGTGCGGCACAAGGGATTAAGCATGTGTTCGGGTATACACTGGAGTTGGAGCATGAAGGAGAAAAGGTGGAGATGAAAGTCTATGCGCAAACGCAACGCGGCATGAGGAACCTGCTGCGCATCCAGAAAGAGATTATGGTGGATTCGGATAACCGGACGCTATCGCTTCAGGGATTGCTGACTCATGGGGAAGGCAATGTACTCGTACTGGGCAAACTCTCTTCTTACTGGCTAAAGAAGAACCCGCATATAATCAAGGCTATGAAGATCGCATTCGGACAGGTTTTCTACCAGGTAGATTTGAGCGAATACAAGGCTGAACGTATCGACGTTGAGGTATTGAATGCGACTAAGTTCTTCTTTGAAAATTTCTATGAAGCGAACACAGGCACTTTTCTGATAGAGCCTATCCTGCTTTGTGATACCTATTATTTGGATAAGGACGATGCACGCAACAAAATTATCCTGAATAAAATAGCTTCCGGAGCGGCGCACGAACAAAGCGACGATCAGTATTTCAAGGATATAGACGAACATTACGCAATATTCTGCTCCTTGTTTGACGGAAATAAATGGGAACTGGATAGCCTGTTTAAAAGGATGTGTTCCCATACGGTTGAGATAGCCGAAGGGGCAGTCGCACGTTATGAGACAGACAGGAACTTCATGCCGCAATACGACATGACGGCGGAAGAAAAACAAAAATTCGGGGACAGACACCGGATGTTTCTTTCCTTGTTGGAGGAAGGCTTTAAGAAGCTGGTTCCAGCCGGACATAAGGATGAGTACCGTAAACGCCTGGACTACGAAATCTATATTCTCGAATCTACCGATAATGTGGATTACTTGCTGGTCCAGTATGATACGGTGAACTGGGCGCGGGAACATGGTATCCTTGTCGGATGTGGTCGTGGTTCTGCCGGTGGTTCCTTGGCGTTGTATCTGCTGGGAATTACACTGATTGACCCGATTAAGTATGATTTGCTTTTCGAACGTTTCCTGCTTCCCGAGCGTGCGGGGCTTTACCCGGACGAGGTGACGATCATTGTCGGCGGAATGGAATCCACGCAGGTTGTACAGGTTACGTTAGCCAATGGCAAGGCTTATGTCTTCGACAAGGATGCCAAGCTTCGGGTAATGCGCGAGGGACACAGCATGACTGTGTATGCTGATGAGTTGAAGCTGGGTGATGACATCATCTTTGATAACAGGGATTTGGTATTCACGCTTAACGAGACGGCTTATGATTGTTGAGAGTGTGCAATTAAAACAGACACAAGTTCCGGTTCAGGCATTAGATTGCCTGACCGGCAGCGGGTTTAGGCAAGGTGAAGCCGGATCTCTCGCTGACGTAGACGTAGATTACGCTTCCAACCGTAGACAAGAGGTAAAAGAATATCTGGAGTGCAGATACAATGAATCAGGAAAGCAACGTGTGTTTTCAGCCGGAACTTATTCGACAATGAAGCTCAAGGCAGTAATCAAAGATGTGTGCCGGGTGTATAAAGTACCGGTCAGCTATGTGAATTATATCACTGCTATTTTTGAAGACGATAATATGACGTGGACAGACTTGTTCAAGCTGGCGGCAACTAATAAGAAAGTGAATAAGTTCGTGCAGGATTACCCGCAGGTCATTGAGGATATTCGGGGACTGATGGGGCAACCACGCTCGGCTTCCGTTCATGCTTCGGCTATAATTGTGACTCCGAATGTGAAGGACGATGAAGAGATGGAATGTTTCGATTATACACCGATTAAGAAAGTGGATGATATTCTGGTATCAGAACTGGACGGGTATTCCATTGACGAAACGGGACTGCTGAAGAATGACTGCCTGGGCATTAAAGAGTTAGCTAAGATACAGTCAGTCATTGATGAATGCAACAAGGTATACAATGCCGGAATAACCTTTGAGGGGCTTGTACGCGGTGGATTGGATGATGAGAAGACATACCGGATACTCTCCAAAGGATACACTCAGAACGTTTTCCAGTTCAGTTCTGCGGGGATGACCAAGTTCCTGATGGATATGAAACCTTGCTGTATCAATGATCTGATTGCCGCTAATGCATTATATCGTCCCGCTACGCTGGAATCCGGTTCTACACAGAAGTACTTAGACTGCAAAAGAGGAGATGTGGCTCCGGTATATCTCTGGGGAACATATAATGCATTACACTCTACTTACGGTGTTCTGGTTGGGCAAGAACAACTTGCCCAAATGGCACGTGAAGTAGGTGGCTTTAGTCTTGGGGAAGGAATAAATCTGGTGAAGTACATCTCTAAAAAGAAAGCGGATAAAATACATGCCATGAAAGATAAATTCATGTCAGGAGCCGCCAATAATGGGTGTCCGAAAGAGGATGCTGTGCTCATTTGGGAGATGATTGAATTAGGTTGTAAATATTTATTTAATTTTAGCCACGCTACAGCGTATGCCATTACAAGCTATGTAGGTGCATGGCTGAAAGCTAACTATCCCACAGCCTTCTATACTGTGGCCCTTCAATGGGCAGACGACAAGGAACTTCCACTCATCATGTCGGAGATGGAAGAATGCAGTTCCGCCAAGGTGGTGCCACCAGACATTAATGTTTCTGGAGAAAAGTTCTTCACGGATTATCAGACGGATGAGATCTTCTGGTCGCTGGGTAAAATAAAGATGTTGGGAACCAAAGCGGTACAGTATATCATTAATGAGCGTACAAAGAATGGTCCGTTCAAATCGGTAGAGAACTTTGTACATCGTGTATTCAAATATAAACTCAAGAAGTACGAATACTGGGATGATGCGGATAATGAGCAGGAAGCAATCAGAGTCCCAGTCAATGCCAGGCACGTAAAGAATCTGATTCTCGCAGGGTGCTTCGATAAGATTAACAATATCAGTGCCGTTGTGGAAAGGTATTCGATACTGGATAAGGCGGCTACGGAACTGGGATTCAAGATTTCGGCGGAGGATTATCCTGACCATCTGATTAACCAGCATTATTTCTGGAGTATGCAGCAAATCGAAGTATGCGGAATCGGGCAGATTGACTACAAGCGGATATTTGATAATTCCTATTGTCATTACCAATTCAAAGGCAGGGCGTCATATAGTACTGTCCGAAAAGCACTGGACAAGGGCAGCGAAGGTAAGAAGATCGCACTTTGCGCTACCGTTACGGAAATGGAAGAAATTTCCTACAAGGATAAGAAGTCAGGAGAAAAGAAACATATCTGCAAACTGCACCTCCAGCAAAACAACGACTTGATAAAGCTCGTGTGCTGGAATGACTTCTATGTAGAAAACAAGGCGGAGCTCCGTGACATCAAGGACAAGATAATCATTGTCTCGGCAGTTGTCAAGTACAATGATTATAGTGGAGGCAACAGCCTGAATACCTACAAGACATCCCGATTATTCACTCTTAACCAACAAGACAATGGCAGCACCCAAAAATGAACCTAAAATATATACCGGTATCGGGCTGGACTTTGAAACCTCCGGGCTGGATTGCGTGAAACATGCTTGTACCCAGTTAGCTATGCAGGCTGTACGTTTCGACACGTGGGAGATATTCGACAGCTATGTGAAATATTTCCGGCCTTATGCTAAGCAGGAGATCGGCGGAGCACCCAAACGAAAGGTACTCCGTACTAAACAAGAACTGAATCAGGAAGAAACAAAACTGATGGAATACCAGCAGGAGGCGCTCACTTACTCCGGCATCACAATGGATACCTTATATAATCAAGGGGCAGACTTGAAAGAGATCGCCCGTGATGTGATTGAGTTCGGCAAACGGGCAACCCTGACAAACGGACGGCAGACAAAACCTGTACTTGTCGGACAGAACATCACCTTTGATATAGGCTTTGTTCAACAACTGATGTGCTATGCAGGATTGATGAAAGAGTTTGAGAAAGTATTTGCCGGAAGCTATGATTTCTACGGAAATTTTCAGCCAAAATACATTGATACCATTGATTTGGGACGGCTTGCTTTTGCGAACGACCCTACCATGACATCGTATAAACTGGAGTTGATTGCCGAGAGACTGGGCATTGAACTGGATGATGCGCATGACGCGGGCGCTGACGTTACCGCAACGTTGAATGTAGCTATCGTTTGCTCCAACCGGTTGAGAAATAACAGCGGTACAGGGGTAAATCTTCAAAGGGCGGAAAAGACACGGTTACATTTTAAAATCTAAGCGATGGAAGAGGAAGAAAAGACGGTTTCATTCAAGCCATCGGAAAAAATGGTATACGGTGTGTTGAATTATGACGGAAACGAACTGATGGCAACGATCACAGGATATGATTTATCTATATCCTTCAATATGAGACTGATAAACTCGCTTGCTGATGCCGAGAATTGTGCGGATGCCCTGGCGAATGTCTTTTACGAGACACTACTCGAAGAATTGATACAAAAAAATCCTGCAATCTTAAAACCTAAAGAGGTGCCATGACACCTATACTTGGATAAAGCACTGAAGCCCGGACTTTTGCTCCGGGCTTCTTACCTAAAAAATTATGGATAAAGAAACTAAAAAACTACCGCTGACCGCACAGGAAGAACAGCTATGCCAGCTTTTCATGAACGGAGGCATGAAATTCGCTGGAAAGCGTACCTCCTGTTACCGGGAAGTGTTCAAGGATGAATCGCCCAAAGCCTATGCAACGGCATACAAGGTGTTTACACGTCCGCAGGTGGCGGCACGCATCAAGGAATTGTTGCAGGAAGTGGACAATGAGACAGAAACAATTGCTATGAAGCTCCAGATTACCGAGACATTGAAGGCGGTAATGGAAGAAACGGCAGACGCTTCATATACGGACAAGTTCGGCATCAAACTCTCACCGGCACCTTTACGGGCAGTATCCGTCAATGCGGCAAGGACATTGATGGATATTTATCCGGTCAAGCATTCCGCTGATTCCAAAGGCAAGAATGAGACGAGCAGCGGAGTAACGTTCAATGTCATCGTACCGGTTCCGGTACAAATCACAAAGGAGGAAGATGAAAATGAAACTTGACCGTAGAAAAGTACAATGGGCGGTCTATCTGATTCTGCTGGTCGGTCTCGTTGTCTACGGTTTACGGGATTCAGAAGGAGCGGAAAGACTCATCAGGGCAATTACAGACGCATTTGCTATTTTATTCAATAACTCCACTTAACCTTAACCGATGACACAACTTAGAGAATTTGTACTTAACAACTTCAAGACACTGACTATCGTGCTCTCATTCGCAGTGACAATGTATGTGCAGCACGTAACTAACATTCAAAGGATTAATGAATTGACAATCAGGTGTTCGGCACTGGAACTCAAAATAGAGGACCAGTACGAAAAGATAGATGCCATTAAGCTCGACAAAGCGGTGTTCGAGGCAACAATGACACAGTTTACGTCCATGCGTTCTGACCTGAAGGAAATGCGGACGGATATTAAGGAACTACTAAAAAGCATGAAATGAGGATATGGTTCATAGCTGCCTGGCTCTTTTTCTCCCTGCACAGTAACTCGACCAATTTATTTGAAGATGCCGTGCAATTGATTAAAAAGTATGAAGGTTGGCACCATGCACGCGACCAGCCTTATGTCGGATACGGACACCGACTTTTGCCTACTGATAATTTTGGCTCCGATATATCGGAGAGTTTCGCAGACTCCCTGCTGCGCAGTGATCTGAAAAAGAAATGTGCTGTCTTTCGACGCTTTGGAGCTGATTCCCTGCTTCTGGGAGTTCTCGCTTTCAATATCGGAGAGAACAGGGTGCTTCGCAGTAAACTGGTGAAGAAACTGGAAGTTGGAGACAGGAAGATCAAGGAAAAGTATCTGTCTTTTAGAATGTATAAAGGCAAGGTCGTCCGGTCTTTGGAACGAAGACGAAAAGAGGAATATGACTTATTAAAATCAAATGTCAAACAATATGATGCAAATAACCCTAACGAGTACCAGCAACGAAATCAAGCAGTATTTCAATGCGATTTTGAAGCTGTCTCAAAGTAAAGAACAATATCCAGTAAACTTGAATGAAGTATGGCCGTTAGTGTATGGACGAAAACAAGAAGCAGTCAGGGCATTAACGTCAGAGAACTCTGACTTCATACAAGGTGTTGATTATCAAGTTTTGCGCAAAGATGCGCAAAATTCTAATGGCGGTAGACCGGGGGAAGAATATTATCTCACTGTCTCATGTATGGAATACTTCATAGCACGTAAAGTTCGTAATGTTTTTGAAGTATACCGTAAGATCTTCCACCAATCTGTAAATAACCGCGAATTACTATTGAACTCCCCAGAGATGGTCAAGACGCGTATTATGGTAGCTGAATGGGCTATAAAAATTCTTAATGTTAATGATGTTTCCAAGTTAGCTATGGTAAAAGCTATCGCAGAGCCAATGGGGTTGCCCACACCGGATTATGCCGAAACCGAAGACACTATCCATTCGGCAACTGACCGTCTTGCTAAAAGAGGCATTGAAATATCAGCTATTAAATTCAATAAAATGATGGTAGAAGCCGGTATGTTAAAAAGGGTAGCACGCTTTTCAAAAAGTAAGGGCAGAGAAGTTACATGGTCCGTATTGACAGATGAAGGGAAAATATACGGGGAAAATCTGGTATCGCCCGAAAATCCACGCCAAACTCAACCTTCATACTTTGATGGGAAATTTGATGAACTTCTTGAAAAGCTCGGCATAACTAATAACTAAAAAAATATGATTAAAGAAAACGACATCGTAGTAATTAAGTCCTCAGACGAGCTTTCATTAATGAGACTAAATAATCTGGTAGGCAGAGAGGCAACAATCACACAAGACCTCACATCTATCGGACGCCTGAACAAAGGATACATGGTAGAACTGACAGAACCCTATCTGGATGAAGTCGATTGGTTTATTCCACAGGAATCCATAGATGACGAAGATTAGCCTGAATAAAATTCTTCTCCTGATTGCCCTGGGACTTGGGGTGGCGACTTACTCCTTGTACAACTGGGGCAGCAGGATGAAAGAAGAAAGAAATACCTATCGGAGCAATACCCATGCGCTACTTGCAGATGTTGAACACATCCGGATTGACTCGGCAATGATGGCATCAACTATTCAGGTTCTCAACCTCTCTATGGATGAATATAAAAAGTATCGGGCAGAAGATGCGGCAACCATTAAGAAGATGGGAGTACGCATCAAAGACATGGAAGCTACCGGAAGGCACGATATAGAAGTCAATGCTCCGGTAGATGCTCAAGTGAAAGACACGACAGTCATCAGAGATACTGTGACAGTTATTGTAAAGGCGGTGAAAATAGATACGCCATACCTTAAACTGAACGGTATCATTGAAGACAACCGTCTGAAAGGAAACATCCACCTACCGGTACATCTACATCAAGTATTTTGGGTAGAATACAAACATCGTTTTCTTTGGTGGCGATGGAAAGTGAAAGCAATACACCAAACAATAACAAGCGACAATCCGTATGTCGAAATCAAGTATACGGAATTCATTAACCTAAAATAATATTCACATGAATCAGCTACAGATTTTCAACAACCCTGATTTCGGACCAATTCGTATTGTAGAAATTGACTCAAAACCTTACTTTATCGCCACTGATGTAACGAAAGCCTTAGGCTATTCACATACACCTAGCGCAATTAGGCAACACGTTGATAATGAGGATGTGTCGAAACAACACATCCCAGATAATCAGGGGTTTATGCAAAAGATGATTCTCATTAATGAAAGCGGTTTATATGCACTGATTTTTGGTTCAAAATTATCAACAGCAAAGACATTCAAGAGATGGGTGACAAATGAAGTACTTCCTGAAATTCGTAAAAACGGAGGATATCTTGTTATTAAAAACGGAGACACCCCTGAAACTCTTGCTGAAAGAGGTCAGCAGGTTCTTCAAGCTTCAGTGGAAAGACTGACAAAGCAACTTGAAAAATCCGAAGAAGAAAACGAGCAGAACAAAGTATTGTTGGAAGAGTGGGCTCCGAAAGTTGAGTTTTTCAATGAAGCAATGGATTATGGAACCACCTATTCGATAACAAAAATAGCAAAAGGTCTGGGAATGGGAGGACGCAAGCTAAACAAGTGCTTGCATCAGCTAGGAATACAATACAGGCAAGGTGGAACTTGGCTTCTTTATTCTAAATATGAGAATCTTGGTTTTACTAAGCTTGTTCCTAGACAGTTGGAGAATCGTAATGGAGATGCATATCCTATAGTGAATAGTAGATGGACTGAAAAAGGGCGGGCATTTATCCACCAGCTCAAAAGAGAAGGTAAGATATAACCATTATTTTCCATTAGAACTCATAGGCATTGGGGGCGTGATAAAACATCCCGTCCCTGATTATTAAACACTTATAAATTTTCAATAAAAACTCAATTACTATGTTATTCAGAAAATCATTCCAAACCAAAATTGACGGTGCAAACCGGGTATTCACGGCAACAGTAGAGAAGTTGAAAAACATTCAAACGAATATCACTGCCAAAGTTGAAAAGAACCATGCAAGGGTTCAGAAGCTGACAAGTGAGAACGAAGAACTGGAAAGTATGAAAGCGAAGGCAGGACGACAAATCGAAGAAATTAGTAAATTTATTGTGTAATTAATATTTAAAAAGATAAAAAAATAAGGGGCTATAGTTTAGCTCCTTATTCATTTATATACTAGTCAATATCATAAAATATGGAATAACTTATAGGTAAGATTCCTCCATTCACTATTACATTATTCTGTATTTCATGAACACATGATATATATTCAAGTGGTCGTGATTTTCCACATGCTAAAGCATAGTTATCCGTTGTATCTAAGACTATCTGAATTTTTTTTCCTTCAATGGTCGCTTCATATGCTTTTTGAATATGCCCAGGAAAGCAATTTGCATTAGTTGGATCTATTTCAGTGAACCCCAATCTGTTTAGTATAAATTCATTTAGCCGTATGCCCTCAATATCATCCGCCAAAACAAAAACCTCTGGTGAATTCACGACACCTACAAGTTCTACATTGTTTCTAGTACTAGGCAAATCTTTAACATTCGCTACCATTAAGGGCAAATCAACTGTGTTTATGCCACTGTAGCCATGGCATAATCCTGTTTTAATAACGTGTCCGATTTTTAGATCTTCTTTTTTCATTGTGTTTTTATTTAATAGTTATTATAAATACATTGCAAAATCCGTGCCATAGATATAGCATTCTTTAGCAGATAGAGAACTACGACCTTTTTTAACCCTACATAACAGAGTTACTCTATTCTCTAGTATATCCATTTTAATATTATGAAACTTACACTGAAACGTAAATTCCTCGGTGACAAATACACCGTCGGGGATTTGTTCATTGACGGGAAGTTCTTCTGCAATACCATTGAGGACACAGTTAGAGAACTTCCTGCAACTTGTCCTTATACTCCCAAAGGACAATCCTGTAAATGCAAAGGCAAGATTTATGCGGAGACTGCTATTCCAGCCGGAACATACAAGGTGGCAATGGAGTACAGTCCACGATTCAAGCGAAAGTTGCCACTTCTACGCAATGTACCTCACTTTATTGGGATTCTTATTCACAGTGGTACCACAGCGGTAGATTCAGCCGGTTGTCTGATTGTAGGGAAAAACACCATCAAGGGCAAGGTTACTGAATCACGTGTCACCTCTGATAAACTGAACGTTATCCTTTCAAAAGAAAAACTTGTTACAATCGAAATCATAAATGGCAAGTAAAAAGTTAGTTCCGCCTAAGAACCTCTACATTGATTTCAAACCTTCACCAAAGCAATACGAACTTTGGAAATTACTCCAGCCTGAATGTCCGATCTGCGGAGGCGAAATCAAACAAAAGCTAATAGGATACGACGCCAATCACAACGCGAAATACAAACCGCACTGTATCAAATGCGGTAACTCCAATATACCACAACTCATCTTGGGTGGTGGCGCGGCTGGCGGGGGAAAATCGTATGAGGGAAGTGTTTGGCTAATAAGTAGCTGCATTCGCTTTGAAAACATTCGTGCTGTAGTTGCTCGAAAGACATTAAAGTCACTTAAAGAAAGTACATGGAATACATTGAGAAGTATCCTGAAAGGGTATAAACTGCAAGAAGATGTTCACTTTCGAGTGAATAATATCGAAGGTACTCTTACATTTTGGAATGACTCAGTAATCATAATGAAAGAGATGTGTGATATACCGAGCGATCCGAATTTTGAACGTTTCGGCTCATCCGAGTATACTTGCGCCTTTATTGACGAATGCTCGGAAATCTCCGAAAAAGCTGTCGAAGTCCTGTTTTCACGTATCCGTTGGAAAACACACGAAACATTCAAAGTTCCCAAAATGCTTATGACAACAAACCCTACAACAAACTGGGTGCGAGGGCGATTCGTACAAGACGAAAATGGCGATAAGGTCACTACACGTGAAGGTGAGTTTTATGTTCCCTTCAGTGTATTCGATAATCCCGATATTGCATTCCGTCAGACTTACGAAGCTGCATTGAATAAGATCAGCGATCAGGCAACGAAGGAACGACTACTTTACGGTAACTGGGACTTCGTAGAGGCAAACGACATGGCACTCTATAATCAATTCGACGGAACCAAACACCTGATTACCGGACTGAAAGAAAAAGTGTATGACCCGACAAGACCCATGATTGTTGTATGGGACTTCAACGTGGCACCTTATATGTCCACGCTATTAGTACAGATAGATTACGACAAGAAGAAAGTATACATACTGGAAGAAATACTGGGAAAGGCGGAAGACAAAGAAAACAATACCCCTTCACTTTCCCGGAAAATAAAGAAGAAAATGTATCGTCAAAAGCACATCGGAGGCTTGGATATAACAGGCGACCCGGCAGGACTTCAACGCTCCACCACCAATGAGGATGGTGTGAATAATTATACGATTATTAATGAGACACTGGGCAAAGGGATACTTCGACCTAAGATTAAGTTGTTGAAGAAACAGCCACCACAAGCACCGCGTTGTGAATTCGTGAACGAAGTATTTAAAGGGTATAACGGCTGGGAAATAATGATTGACCTTCGTTGCCGGAAGCTTACGCAAGACTTAATCTACCAGCTAAAGAATGAAGACGGGACCAAGGGAAAGCCCAAAGTTACCGACAGCAAGACTGGAGTGAAGTATGAAAAGTACGGCCACTTATCCGACTGCCTTGATTATTTGCTTTGCTATTATCTTAGAGACGCATGGTATAAGTTCAAGAGCGGTGACGATAGCGGCAGTATCCTCTCCACTGCGACAATTTCAGAAGGATTTAACTACTAAACAGTAATTATTATGTATAGACGTTTTCTAAACGATTCCGATTATTTGAGCCTTCTTACACCGGAGGCTCTTTCACAGATTACCCGTAATGATACCGGACGTTTTATCCAGGCGGAAGAAGCTGCTGAAATGAGTATCGTTGAATATTTGAGCGAGAATTACGAAGTAGTGCAAGAACTGAATCGAGGAAGGTATATAGCGGAGTATGACAGGCGTATCACTTTCCCGGTCGGGGCTCATATTTATCTGGAGAATAGAATATATGAAGTAACACAATCAATCAGCGGTTACAAAGCACCTTCATTAGTCGAATATTGGGAAGAACATCTGGATATGAATTTAGATATTGACGCGATAAATAACTATTCCCAGTTCGGAACCTATTATAAAGGTAACATAGTGAAGTATAACGAAATCTTATATATATGCCTTCAGGATAACGGATATAAGTTCAATAATATAAGAATCCCTTTGATTAATGGCTGGTTGGAAGCGCATTATTTTGGCTGGGAACCAGTGGAATATAATCTATGGGATGTGGTTAGCTACGAAGGAATATTCTATACTTTGATAAGTCTTGATAATTTCGACAATAATATCACGCCTTTGGAAAGCGAGAACTGGGGAGCAATAGCCGATTACGATTCCAGTTATAATCAATATGAATTGAACGGACATGAATATGTGGTGTATGAAGGAAAGGTGTTCTATCCGGAACTTGATGTGAATTCAGACATACCGGAAGTGGAGGTAAACTTATCACTGCATGACCCACGAAACTACAACCTTAAAAAGCACATGCTTCGGTTAGCTGTCTATGAACTTACGAAACTGATTGCTCCTAACAATGTGAGTGTAGTCAGGCTACGAGACTATGAGGATTCTATGAAATGGTTGAATGATGCGGCTAAATTACGTCTCAATCCCCAGATTCCCAGAAGACTGGCGGAGGATAAGAAACCGGTGATGGACTGGCAGCTTGCTACATTCCAGACAAGTTATGATCCGTATAAGAATCCATGGCTGACCTGATATAAAACAAAGGCGGCACTTCGATTCACATCGCAGCACCGTCACAACACAAACACAAAATAAAACACGACAAAACTACTATTTAATCGCTCTGCAATGTCAGGGAGACATTAGAACTAACTGTTGCGGCTATTCACATAGGCACAAAGCCCAAAGAACGATTATTATAGCAAACAAATATTATTGTTTCTTTGTTCACAAAGGTAAACGAAAAAGTCGCTCTACTACAATGTTTTTGTAGTTTACAGAGTCCGCCCAAGTTGGTTACTTGAGGCGGGCTATTTTTTCATCTTCATTATTCACTCGGAACAGCCTTTTCAAATTCCATTTTTCATCGAGCAAACATATAAATTTCCCTGTTTGTATTTGCAATTCTATAACCGATTCTTCCTGTTTAAGTACCAGTGGATTTTCTGTTTTCATACCTTGAAGAATTCCGATGATTAAGTCACTGGTTTCTTCATCTATAGCTTGGGTTGGTTCAGGAATCGCTTTCAGGTGAGCTAATACTTCTGATGGTGCATTTTTCTTTTTCATACATTTTTGATATTGGTGGTAAATATTAGTAAGCCAGATGGTGATACGAGACACTTTAAGTTTGAATATCCAAAACGCCAAACATCCAAAACCAGGTTGCTTTTCCAGCACTCTTGTCCAGTGGTATTTGTTATCCAGGTTTACAATATGCAGTACAAAGTTGTCGCATAGTATGTACAAAGTGTTTTCATAAATTTGGGTACTATAAATATGATGTAGCAGAATTGGCAGGCAGTACAAGTCGTCGTCATCAAATTCGACTTCCTCAAAGTCCAGCCTCAAATTAAGTTGGGAGGCTACAGATTGCAGCACAATGAAATTTTCACAGATGTTTTGCCGTTTCATTGAACGGACTACTGTTTTGATGGTGTCATTATTAGGTCTTTCCATGGTCCGATATTTTATCGCACCCTATAAAAAAGGTGCGAGACTCTTCTATTACGGAGCAGGAGGCTCTGACAAAGCCTAAACCCAATATAATAGTTAAGTCCGCACCTATTGGAATCATATACTGAGAGTATATAGCTCTGGCACGAACGTTAAACATATTATTGGGTTTTGAGTAAATTGTCAGATTTCCTGCTACCAATATGTTTACGTACTACGACGTTGGAAATGTATTTCTCTTCATTTCCGAAAGCAAAGATATAAGTTTTTCAGTTAATTTTCCACGTTTAGACAAAAAATAAAGGACACCGAATAAAACGATGTCCTTTAACTTGCAGAGAATATGCTTGTTCTATCAGATAATATTGTTGATAGTCCTGCGAATTTCATCCTTTTTGGTATTCCTGAAATAATGCTTTTGGATTGCTTGTACACTATTTCCAGCAAACTCCGCAATAGTTAAAGCCGAGAAACCGGCTTCGTCCATTTTGGTAATGAACGTCCCTCTTGCAGAATACCAAGTAATCTTCTCCTTGTACATCACCATGCCACGTACTCGTTCAAGTACAATATTGACTTTTCTTTCAATAGAGTCGATTCGCGCATCCTTTTGCTTTTCAGTTACATGCCTCTCTTGTAAAATCGGGAAAACAAAATTGCCATAACTCTTATCTTTATATTTATTGATGATGTTGAGTGCCTTGTCTGTCAGTACCATTTTTGCCTGTTTACGCGTCTTTATCCGTTCATAAATAAGCATACCATCAGTAAGGCAGTTCCATGTGAGGTAGCAGACATCCTTATCTCCCATACCTCCTGCATAAAAACTGAAAAGGTATAAATCCAAATAGAACTGTTCTTCAGTAGTAAAGTAATCACGATCAAGATTCTCAATTTGTTGGAAAACAGTATATGGAATCGTTTTGGGAGTAACGTTACCCCAAGCTAATTTCTCTTTAACACAAGCAAACTGGGATACTTTAGCTCCCGGAACATCTACTTTTTGTGCATTAGAACAAACACCCCTTAGCATCCTAAGTTTAGAACATAGACCACTTTTGTTGCCCTTCTCCAAGCCCTTCTTCTCGATAAAAGCAACATAGTCTTTCACAAATTGCTCTGTAATATCCTGGAAGAAATAAGTTGAAAAGCTCTTATTATACCGCTCGTTTGTGAATCTATCCAGTTCGATTCTTAGATAATGCAAGTGTTTGGCATTTGTAGAACAACTCAGAATATTACCATTCTTTACTCTTTCCGTTTTACGACACGCTTCAATGTAATCCTGCAGCCATTTATCCACAGTAATGACTTTGGGCTCTTCTCTCTTCTGTATTTTTACATTATCAAGACAGTGCGACCATTGGACAGGCGACCAAGGCTGCTTTGCCATTTCCCACTCTTCAACGACTCTCAGATACTGCATCTTCATGTCCAGAAGTAGTTTATTCTTTGCTGCCGATTCTGCACCTTTAGATTTGAAAGTCTGAGTTTCATTGTCCCAGTCCTTGTAAGCACCTGTGATGTCTAAAACCTTAGATACACGCGCGTATCCAGTCTGAAAAAATACCATTTCTAACTTGACAAGTTGCTTGTCTTTCGGATTCTCCTTACCTTTGATGTTTAATGAATAAGACATAATTAGTTGTTTTTTAGTATCCATGCAGTGTACCCCGCAATTAGAGGGCATTTTCACCGTACACGGAAGAGTAGGAAAATCGCTACTTACAAAGTTTATTTCGTGTGTCGTAAATATAGACTCGTATCGAAATAACTCGTAATACCACTAATAATCAATTAGTTATATCCTATTCCAAGACAGGCTTTACTATCGTTCAAAATTTATATCGTCTCACAACTGTCAAACGAAAACTCATTA